CGCGGACTGTCAATGGCGTGACCTACACCTACACCGTCGAGTCAATGGACTACGGCCAATCGCCGTGGGACTGGAGCGACACCGCGAAAACTCAATACCGCATCAAAACCCGCAAGGACGGCAGCAGCGCGTTTGACGTGACCACGCCGAACGGGTTTGACGTGAGCGGGGGAGAGATGCGGTATGGCTGATGATGATATGGCAAAAGCACTGCTGGAGTTGTCGGCACAGTTTGAGTTGATGGCAAAAGATGGGCAGCGCAGAGTTGCAAAAGCGGCATTGCGTGCAGCCTGCAGAGAGATTGCCAAACAGATGCAAAACGAGCTGGCCGAGGTCAAAGAAGCAAGGGTAGCCATTGGGCATGTAGTTCGGGGCGTAAAGCACGTAACGGCAAAGGTCGGTGTAAATGTTGGAATTGGCCGCGATAGCCAGCCAAAGCAGCCGCGCAGGCGGTCAGGGCGTTCTGGCGTTGGTATCGGGCCGTCAAATGTGCATTGGTGGATACGTGGCACAGACCAGCGATTCCGGGGGCAGAAGCGACGGGCGAGCGTGGGCGTTGCCCGAAAGGGTGCAGTTTTAAGGCCAACTGGGCAAATGCCAGCAAAGAAACCAGCGTTTGCGTTTTTGGCCCTAACACGAGCACGCGCGAACATGGAGGCAGCCATGCAAGAGCGGGCTGCCGCACAAGTACAAAAAGAATTCAAGCCAAACAGAAAGGGCTGAGCAATGGCAAAAGTCAAAGTCAAGGGCACGGTAATCAAGCAGGAAATCTCATCCGTGCTGACTGCCGTTGCGCAGATCACAGAATTCAGCAGCAGCGGTGCGGAGTCGGAAACATTCGACGCCACGACCATCGACACTACCGGTGCTGGCAAGGAATACGAGGCCACCGGCTACAGTGAGGGCGGGAGCTTTGATTTCTCGATGTTCTACGACCCGGCACTGGCTGGACATCAAGCAATCACAGATCTTGTCACAACCCCGGCTGCCTGCAACTGGGACTGCACATTTGCAGACACCACGAACTGCACATTCACATCTGCTGGTGTTAGTTTTGGCTTTACCGGTGCCATGGGCGACGGCCTTAAAGCGGATGTCAGCCTGAAACTTGATCAGTTGTTTTCCTACTCAACATGATTGGCTGACCAATGCAGATTCGGTTGATACGTGATGATCTCGGCGTTGCCGCCAGTGCTCCTGATTCTGACCAGATGACGGAGCAGGGCGGGCGGCGATTCTGGCTGCGTGGCGCTGTTATCGAGGTGCCAGAACGGGCAGCCGTGCTGCTTGTCGGCAATGGCGACGCAGAGCCAGCAGACGACGAGGCAGAGCGAGCCTGCGCGGGATGGAAAAATAACCGGCAGCAGGTGCTGCTAAGCCGGGAAATGCTGGCACGTGGAATTGAGCCTGAAGACCGCGAGGCATTCAGAGCTGGTGAGTTTACGGGGTACGACCAGAACGGCAATAAGATCGGGGGATCTGATGACGAGGACAGTGATTGACCGTGCGGCGTTTTTGAATGGACTGCAGGACCGGCCGCGCGAGGACGTGCCCTTGCCCGAATTTGGTGAGGGCGCATGTGTTACCGTGTGGGGCATGACCGCAGGCGAGCGCACGCGATTTGAACGACAGTTTACCAACAAGTCCGGCGCAACGATTGACGGCCGCCTGCAGGAATTCCGCGAGCGGTTGGTGGTGGCGTGCTGCAGGGATGACGACGGCCAGCCAGTCTTCACTGCTGATGATATTCCGCAGTTGTCCGGGAAACGTGCCGATGTGCTGGAGCGCATTGTTAACGTGGCTCAGCGGCTGTCAGGCATGAGCAAAGCCGATATTGAAGAGACGGTGGGAAACTAAAGCGCGACCCCGCACGGCTGCTGGCTGCAAGGCTGGCGGGTGTGCTGGGGTTTACTGACCCGGAAGCGATGCTAGACACAATGACGCCGGAACAGTGGCAGCACTGGCAGGCAGTTGATTGTGTTGAGCCAATCGGCAACCGGGGGTGTGAGATTATTCTCGCACGCATCGGAGAATTGCTTGCTGGGTTTATGGGGGCCGAAATGCGTGCTGCAGATTTTGCACCGTGGCTGGCGCTGAGTAACGGCGGCAAGTTAACGCCGAAACAATCAGCAGCGGCAATCGGGCAACACTTACAGGCGATGGCGAGGCGATAACATGGCGAGCATCGGAACGCTATCTCTGAGCCTTGCCGCCAACACGGGCCAGTTTCAGCAGAAACTGCAACAGGCCAGCAAGGCGGCCCGCGATCTTGGCGCGGTTGTTTCGTCAACGGTTTACACCGCTGGCAAACTGAACAGCCTGCAACTTAACAGAGACTTGCCGCAGCAGTTGCGCAACGCAACGCAAGAGCTAGACGCACTGCAGGCGACAACCACGGCGGCGACAGCCAGCATCCTGACAGTGGAATCTGCGCTGTCTGTTGCGTCAAGCGCGGCCACTGTTGCTGCGTCTGGGCTGGCCGTGGCTGGAAACTCTGTCACGCTACTCGGAACTGCCGCTGCTGGGGCTGCGTCCGGGTTGAGCACAGCGCTAGTCAATGTCATAGGGCTGCGGCGTGCAGTGCAGACACTTGGGACATTTGCAGGGCTAGCAGCGGAAGGCGTTGCAGCGCTGCTGATGCCATTGAGGCTGGTTGGTAGCGCGGCCGCATACGCTGCAAAATCAATGGCAGTCTTGCTGTTGCCGTTTCGGTTGATGGCGGCAGCGGTCGGCACCGTTGGCAGGGTGTTTCTCGCCGTTATTTCGCCAATGCTGGGCATGGCGGGCGCTGCTGTCAAACTATTTATAGCGTTCAAGGCATTCCAGGTGCAGGCAAAAATCCTGCGAGCCATAATGGATATGCTGCCACCGAAACTAAAGCTAGTTGCCGGGGCGCTGATTGGCGTTGGCGCAGCGTCACGCACGGCATCGGCTGCGCTTTCATCACTCGGTGCGGTAGGTAAAGCCGCGAGCGTGGCGCTATCTACGTTGGTATTTCCTATCCGGGCACTGCTGAGGCCAATTTCGACGCTCACAGCCGCTGTGGGGCTGCTGCAGCGAACAGTTGTAGGGCTGGTTAAGTCTGCGCTGAACCCGGCGCGGCTGGCGTTCAACGCACTGTTTGCGGGGGCGGCAATTGGCGGAATGCTGAAGTTGGCAGCAGACGCAGAAACACTGCAACTGCAGATGGAGGTACTGACAAAGGATGCAGGCAAGGCGAGAGAGGTGATTCAGCAGCTTAACCAGTTTGCGAATGAAACACCATTTAGCAAAATGGACATCAAGGAGGCCGCCCGGCAGTTGCTCGCAGCGCAGACGCCAACAGCAGAGCTAATCGGCGACCTGCGAATGTTGGGCAACATTGCAGCGGGCACTGAGGTCCCATTGACAGAGCTTTCCGACATTTTCGCGCGTATGCGAGTGACAGGTCGCGTGACAATGCAGGAAATAAATATGCTGCAGGGTCGCGGAATTGACATCACTGGAGCGCTACGGCAGCAGTTTAAGAACCTTAAAGCGGCAATGGATGACGGGCAGGTGGGCTTTGAGAATGTGCGCACAGCACTGCTAACATTGACGACCGAGGGCGGCACGTTTGCCGGGATGATTGAGAAGTTGCGCGGCAGTCTGTCCGGCCAGTTCAGCAGGTTGAAAAACAACATTCTGATTGCAGCCACTGCACTCGGTGAGCAAATGTTGCCGACAGTCAAGGCAATACTTCAGCAGGTCAATGATTTCGTCGAGGGCTTTGCGCAGGTTGAAGACAAGGCGGGGACGATCGCAGGCGTGCTGAGTGCGGCATTTGACGTGGCTATTGAGTCGATGAAAGTGAAGTTTCTTGAGTTTTTGGCATGGTCAAAAACGGCAGCAAAGCAGTTTGGGGGGCAGGCGGCAACTGAGATCGGTATTGGCGCACTCGGCGGCCTTCTGCCTGCAGGCGCGCTGAAGGGTTTTCGCGGGTTTATGGCGGGCGGCAACGCGGCAGCGGAGACCCCGGGCGCAGCACTGGAGCAGGCAAAGGGTAAGCTGGCATCGTTAATTGACAGCATTGCGGCAAAGGCACCAGCGCCATTGCCAGCACTTGCGACACCGGCGGGAGCGTCAATGCAGGCGGCCACCCCTGTTGTTACCGGGGCGCTGCAAAGTATGCTTGAGCGCGTGCGGGTCAAAGGCGATGAAATCGGCTGGGGCGTGCGTGGCATGCTAGACCGTGCAAAGATCCGCGTTGGCGCGGCTGAGAACATGCTAGGCAACTGGCTGGGCAGCGTGCCGGTACCGGCAGCGGACGACGAGACACGACAGCAACGGGAGTCGCGTACAGCAGGAGCCATGCAGCGCGGCAGCGCTGAGGCGTTTTCTGCAATCGTGCAGGCGATGGGCCAGAAAGACCCGCAGGTTGCACACATTGACCAGATGCGAAAGGCCGTGGTTGCAGAACTGCAAAAGCTGAATAAGAAAAAGCCGATCGAAATTGAGGAGGCTGGTGCTGTATGACGATCACATACAAGGGCGAGATAGCAGCCGGGCGGCAGGGTAAAAACTCCCTCGGCATTCGCACCTATCAGCGGCAGTTTCGTCTTGTCACCGACAGCCGGAGCGATGGGCCCTACGCAATCGGCAGCCACGCAAGCCTACCACGCATCGGCAGTGTGCACCCCGAAGACGCTTCTGCGTGGTGCCGCGAGTTGACGGTGGACAATGACGAGCCGTATGCGGGCTGGGTCGTGACGGCCAACTACAGCAGCGAGCGTGAGCTAAACGAAACGCCAACCAGCGATCCGGCTGTCATTACGTGGGACTCAGAGCAGTTTCAAAAGCCGTTGATACAAGACAAGGACGGCGATGCGGTGGTTAATTCTGCAGGGGATTTCTTTGACCCGCCGCCGATGATTGACGACAGCAGGCGAGTTGTCAGCGTGCAGAAAAACCTTACTGCTGTGCCCGCGTGGATCCTGGATTACCAGGACGCTGTCAACAGCGACCAGTTCACCGTTGACGGTGTAACCATTGCCATCGGCACCGCGAAAATGCAGCGTGTGAGCGTGGGCGCTGAGGACATCCGCAACGGCACCACATTCCGGCAGGTGACGTTCACCATGCACCTGCAGCGCGACGGATGGACAATGGACATCCTTGACGCTGGGTTCCGCAGAATTGACCCCGGCGACAGCACGAAGCGAATAGCAATCAGCCTGGACGATGGCACGGAACCAACCACACCGGCACTGCTGGACGGCAGCGGCGGCCTGCTATCAAACCCGACACCCGCAAACGCGGTATTCAAGACGTTCAGCGTTTACAAGACCCGCACGTTTTCAAGTCTGCCCCTATCATGAGCGGTTATCTTCTGAGC